TACGTCTGAACTCAAGTCTGATGGTTCTGATGACCCCGAAGTATTGGAGAAGGGCACCCTGTCGCCACATCTGTGGGGCTGGACTCCTAAGTCTTTGTCGGAACTCTGTGAGACTGTTGGCTTCAAGGACATTCAGATCCTGCCCGCTGAAGGTGAACATCCCGGTAAAAACTTCCGCTTGGAGGCTATTAAATGACAACGATTGCACTTGAAGGGCTTGCGTCCAACCTAGAGGGCGAAGAACGCGCCCTTGCTTACATCAAGGTTGAACACAACGGCCAGACCTATGACTGGCAGATGTTCGTTCCGGCAAACACCGCTCTGGATGCTTACATGGCGGCGTCGTCGGCACGCATCGGTGCAGAGATTGACGCTAAGGAAGCTGAGTGGGTTGCCGCTCCGAAGACCCGGGAGATTGAAGACCCGATGACCGGTGAGAAGACCACGATGCCGATTGATAAGTCGGAGATCGTGCGTCCTGATATTCCTGACTACTACGCTAAGCGCCGTGCTGAGTATCCGTCTCTGGCAGAACAGATGGGTGCCATGTGGAAGGGCGGAGACGCTGCTACTGAGATGGCCGCAAAGGTTCAGGCAATCAAAGACAAGTATCCGAAGCCGTGATGTACGTCCTAAAGCCCGAAGACGCCAACAAGGTTCTCAAGGTAGAGAACTCTGCTGGCGTTGTTGTCCCCAATGGGTTCCCTGTGGGTACGGTTTTCATCATGTTCAACAACAGTGATTCGTTCATCACTATTGAATCCAAAGTGCCGACTACATACGTCTCGGCCAGAAGGAGGCCAAGGACTCATATTGAGTTCCCCCCGAGGGGACTGGTTAATATAGTCATTGTGGACGAAGAGACCGCAGTGGTATCGGGAGACGCATCATGAGTGGAATCTTTGCGCTTTTACTTAGTGGCTCCGGTGGCGGCGCTGCTGTTGCGACTGCTGATGCTTCATTCGGTGCGTCTCCGATTTCAGTAGAGCCTTTTGGCTAAACGCATATCAAGGGGTTGAATGATGTCTCAAGAAACTGAAATGGCCTTGTTAACCCACAAGGTAGAGTCTCTTCACGAAGACATGGGTGAGATGAAGGTTGTGATGCGTGACGTAGCGAACGCATTGACCAAACTCGCGCTGATTGATGAGAGACAGGCCAATATGCTTGAGGCTCAGGAACGGATCTTCAATCTGATTGAGCGATTGGACAACCGTGTAGATAATCTTGAGAAAGAAGATGGCAAGCAATCCTTAGCTACCGGCTGGGTGTACGCCGCGGTTTGGGGTGCTGCCGGTCTTCTAGCGATGTATGTCGCCAAAATGCTAGGGCTGGTATGAGGATTCAAGTCGCCGCGCTTGGGTTATCGGCAGCGGCACTAGTAGGTATTGCTGTTCACGAAGGATATAGAGGGGAAGCATATGAGCCGGTTAAAGGCGATGTACCAACGATTGGTTTTGGAACTACAGAAGGCGTGGAAATGGGTGATCGAATCACTCCGGAGCGTGCGCTAGTACGTTTGTTGAAAGACGCAAACAAGTTTGAGAAAGCCGTAAAGCGCTGTGCGCCAGTACCCATGTATCAATATGAGTTCGACGCCTACGTCTCTCTAACTTACAATATCGGTGAAGGTGCTTTTTGTAAGAGCACGTTAGTCAAGAGATTAAATGCCCAAGACTACAAAGGTGCATGTCAAGAAATTCTTAAGTGGGACAAGTTCAAGGGTAAATCACTACCGGGACTGACCAAGCGCAGGCAAGAGGAGTATCAGAAATGCTTGGGATCTTGATGAACCGTTGGGTATTGGGCGGACTAGCCGGGCTTGTGATGCTCGGCTTTTCGTTTTGGAAGGGTTATACGTCTGGCAAAGACGTTATCCAGCAGAAGTGGGATGCTGACAAAGTTGTTTTGGAACGTGAGGCTCAAGAGGCAAAAGATCAGGCCCGCGAAGCCGAACGCAGCATGCAGAAGGAAGTCAACCGCATTCAGAGGGAGAAGCACGATGCTGTTAAGGTTGCTAATTCTAAGTACCGCACTCTCGTTGACAGCCTGCGCAACCGTCCAGAAATCCGCGACGCAATGCCCAGCAGTACCGGAGATGTTGTTGGATGCACCGGAGCGCAACTGGCTAGACCAGATGCAGAATTTCTTGCAGGGTACGCTGCCGACGCCGAAAGACTCCAAGCGGCCTACAACTCCTGCCGACAAGCCTACGAGGTGATTTATGGGCAGCGCCGTCAAGACTGATCCAAGCAAGTGGAAGCGCATCGTCGCCTCAGTGAAGGCGTCTGGTAAAGGGGGCTCTCCGGGGCAGTGGAGTGCTCGTAAGGCCCAACTAGCCACCCAGAAGTACAAATCGTCTGGAGGCGGTTATAAGGGGCCCAAGAAGGCAGATAACAGCCTCTCTCAGTGGTCCAAACAGGACTGGGGCACGAAGTCAGGAAAGCCGTCGACGCAGGGCTCTGAAGCCACCGGGGAACGGTATCTGCCGAAGAAGGCAATTGAGTCGCTTTCGCCCTCGGAATATGCTGCTACTACACGCGCAAAACGCGAAGGCAACGCCCAAGGCAAGCAGTTTGTGTCCCAACCTGAGAAAATAGCCAAGAAGACTGCCAAATACAGGAGTTGGTGATGACCGTAGCCGCAGTTATGACGTATGACAGCTTGGTCGACGACATCTCCACCTATTTGGAGCGTACCGATCAGGCAACGCTAGACAAGATCCCGACCTTCATTATGTTGGCGGAGCAGGTTATTGCCGCCGAGATTAAGTTTCTGGGCAACCGTGTTGTGATGAATAGCAACATGGTTCAAGCGCAGGATGTGATTGATAAGCCCGCTCGTTGGCACAAGACGGTGTCAATGAACGTCACGGTGGCCGGGGAGAAGCAGTCAATTTTCCTGCGACCGTATGAATATCTGCGCACGTACTGGCCGGATGCGACTCAGACTGGCGTGCCGGAATACTACGCAGACTACGACTACACCCACTGGCTGGTGGTGCCGACGCCTGCTAGTAACTATGCCTTTGAGGTGACGTACTACGAGCGCATCCAGCCGCTGGACTCGTCCAATCAAACCAACTGGTTCACCATCTACGCGCCGCAGGCCCTGCTGTACGGATCTCTGCTACAAGCCATGCCGTTCCTAAAGAACGACGAGCGTATGCAGATGTGGCAGGCGCAGTACACAAACATCATGAACGTCCTGAAGGCAGAGGATGTTTCTCGTATCGGTGACCGTCAGACTGTTGTGAGGGATTCATGAGCTACAACTCGCCATTTACCGGGAATGTCATCCAGCCGACGGACGTCTCGTATCGAGCGATCACCCTGACGGCTAACACTCAGCTTGAGTGGCCGATCAACGGCAATGCTACGGATGACTACGCTGCCCGCATCATGCAGGTGACGGCGTCGTCTGCCGGTCTTCAGCTTCGTATGCCTCCTGCCAATCAGACGTCGGTGGGTAACGATGCCTTGATTCGCAACGTGGGCGCTAATAGCTTCACGGTGAGGGACTACGACGGCACCAATACGATCATCACGATAGCTGCGGGTGAGACGAAGTACATCTACATCACCACGAATGCGAATCCTCAAGGCACTTGGGGCAACATCGCTTTCGGTGTGGGCTCCTCGAGTGCGGATGCTGCGACCCTTGCCGGCTATGGTCTGCTGGCCGTGTCGACAACGCTGAATCAATCGCACCCGGTTACGACGTTCAGCAATGACGCGACCGCAGACGGCACCTACCGTGCCCAGACGTATGTATGGACTGGCGGTGCGGGTACCTTGACCCTAACGTCGGCATCGACGCTGGGTAACAACTGGTTCATGATGGTCCGTAATAGCGGGACCGGAGCGCTTACGATTGCCGGATCTGGCGGCAATCTAATTAACGGGTCGGCCTCGATTGTTCTGCAGCCAACAGACTCTGCATTTGTGGTCTGTAGTGGCACGACGTTCTATACGGTGGGTTTGGGTAAGTCGACGCAGTTCAACTTCACACAGTTGACCAAGGCGGTGACGACCGGGTCTTACACCCTGACGACCGCGGAAGCTTCCAATGTCATCCAGAAGTACACCGGAACCTTGACGGGTAATGTGACCATCATTGTCCCGCCGACGGTGCAGGTGTACTACATCATCAATGACACGGTCGGTGGGGTTAGTAATTACACCGTGACTATCTCTACCGGTCTGGGTGGCACTGCAACCATTACGGCAGGTAATCAAGCCACGCTGATCTGTGACTCGGTCAACCTGTTCAACGCGAACACGATTCTGGCCGGTACTGCCAACATCAGTTTGGATGACGGCTCTGTCGGATCACCCTCTCTGAAATTTGCCAGCGAGACGTCGACCGGTATCTACCGTAGCGCCGCTGGGCAATTTGATATTGCAATCCTTGGGGTGAATCGTCTGGCTCTTACGGCGACTGGGGTGACTGTTAACGGAACCGGCACCTTCACTAGCGGTATAGCGGGTGGGACGTTTACATGACCGCTAAGGTTTTTGCCCTAGATACCAAGGCTGGCATCCAGCGCGACGGGACCATCTTTGACAAAGAGTTTTACAACGATGGTCAGTGGGTGCGCTTTCAGCGTGGCCGCCCGCGGAAGATGGGTGGCTACAGTCTGATCACGAATGACCTGAACGGTCCTTCCCGGGGGATCTGGGTCAACGCCCTGAACGCTATCAACTATGTGTACAGCGGCTATTCGGCTGGTCTGCAGGTTCTGCAGATTGACGACAACGGTATCGGTGCCGGGGTATCTGACTTCACTCTGTCGAACTTCACCGCGTCGAATCTGAACCTGTGGCAGATGGATGCCCTGTATGACGTAGGCGGTGGAGACCAAGCCCTGCTGGCTCACCCGGGGCAGAACCTTGCTGCAATCGACAGTGAGGCCAACACTCCTGTCCTAATCGGTGACATCACCGGCACGACGATGAGTCAGATTGGTGTCTTTACCGACACCATTACGGCCACCGGCACAACGACCGTCACGATTGCTGCCGCCAATCCTTTGATCGGCGCAGGTCAAACTGTGACCGGCACTGGTATTCCGGCTAATACAACTGTTGTCTCTGTCTCCACGACGACTGTAGTCCTGTCTAACGCGGTGCCAGCGTCGACGGTGGTGGCCACGTTTAACAACAACGTCTCTGTGTCCGGTGGAGTCGTCTCTCTGCACCCGTATGTATTCGTCTACGGTAACGATGGTCTCATCCGGAACTGTTCTGCGGGTAATCCTAGCGACTGGGTGTCAGCAGACGCCAATGAGGTCAATGTGGCCTCCGGGAAGATTGTCCAAGGGCTACCTGTCAGAGGCGGCTCTAACGCGCCTTCTGGGCTCTTCTGGAGCCTCGATAGCCTGATTCGCGTTAGCTATGTGGGTGGGACAGGAAGCCCGCCCCAGTTCTGGCGTTACGACATCATCACTAGTCAATCTTCGATCTTGTCGTCGCAGTGCGCGATTGAGTATGACGGCATCTACTACTGGATCGGCGTCGACCGCTTCCTGCTGTACAACGGTACGGTCAAAGAGATTCCGAATCCGATGAATCAGAATTACTTCTTTGACAACCTGAACTACAACCAACGTCAAAAGGTCTGGGCGACCAAGGTTCCCCGGTACGGTGAGATCTGGTGGTTCTACCCTCGAGGGGATGCCACCGAATGTACTGACGCCATCATCTTTAACGTGCGTGAGCAGACTTGGTATGACGCTGGCTCCGCTCCGGGTGCTCGTCGGTCTGCCGGATTCTTCTCTCAGGTCTTTAGTCGACCGATTGAGGCTGGCTGGGAGCCCACCGTCGAAGAGCCCGTGACTACTGGATCTTATGTGCTGACCAGTGGAAGAGCGTTCGTTTACTCCGACACCTACAACGTGTCTGTTGGGTTGGGACAGTTGATCTCTGGGACTGGTGTCCCGGCAGGGGCATCTGTGATTGGCATCACATCGAGTGCGATCAAAACCCTCGGGGCTATCACTGGTGGGTCTGGATACGTCAACGCTACATATACCAACGTCCCCCTCACTGGTGGATCTGGGGCAGCAGCGACAGCAAACATCACGGTGTCTGGCGGCGCAGTGACTACGGTGACGATTGTGTTCCGCGGCTATGCGTATGTGGTCGGTGACACTCTGAGCGCCAGCAATGCCAATCTGGGTGGCACTGGTGCCGGCTTCTCAATCCCGGTGAGTGCTATCTACTTGCAGGCCATTCAGATGTCGGGGAATGCTTCATCGTCTGGTACGCAAACCCTGACGTTCTCTACTGAAGGTGGGTTGGTGAAGATCTACCAACACGAGATTGGCACCGATGCAATCGAGGGTCAGAACGTAGAGGCCATCCTCAGTTACTTCGAGACCAACGATCTGGGTTGGGTGTCTGGTGGGCCGTCTCAACCGTCTCCCATGGGTGAGAACAAGTGGCTGCGTCTTGAGCGGGTAGAGCCTGATTTCCTCCAATCGGAGGACATGGAGTTGTACATCACCGGTCGACCGTATGCGCAGTCTGATGATGAGACGACTGGGCCTTACACGTTCACCCCGACGACGAATAAAATCGACATGAAGGAACAGCGGCGCGAACTGCGAATCAAGTTTGTGTCGAACGTGGCTGGTGGTGATTACCAGTTGGGCCGCCTTCTGTTGAACGCCGACTTCGGGGATGTCCGTGGTTACTAACGCACTGATTTACGACCCGCGGTACCACACCTTTGAGTCGTGGGGTTGTCTGATGGTCGAGCAGTACGCAGCCCAACAACTGTCCATTCCTACGGCAGACACCGATTGGACCCAGTGGGCTCGAGGCTTGCTAGCGATTGACATTTTCACCAACGAAGCTGCCCCGGCCCCAGAAGGGTTCACTAACTGGCAGGACTGGGCATCTGCCCTGCTCGGCGCATTCAATTCGGATTGAGCGATGGCAGCCAAAACACCTGAACAAATTATTACCGAGCAGCTTTCAAACACTACCTCATTAGAGAGTTTGTTGGCGGCCCGTAACGCCTCTGAAAGCTATCTTGCGCCATATATTGCTGCTCAAACTAATACGCTACGGCTATTAGAGAACTTTCGTCGTCCTTACACTCGTATTGAACTTGATGGAGAAGACCAGCCCAACACATTTTATGACATTCCCCAAAGGTTATTAAATCAATATTGGGATTTAGAAGGAAGATACTATGCAGCGGACGAAAATGTTCGTGCTGCCCAAGAAAACATTGATCAAATTAACAGAAACATAGAAACTGCCTCGGGCAATAAAGAGTCAGTTGAACAGCAGCAGCTTCGTTCTATTCATAACAGTGAGCTAGAAGCAATCCGCTGGCATGGCCAACAAGCCGGACTTTCAAGAGAAGAGATTAACCGCCTAGTTAGAGAGGAAACCCAGTCAAACACTGAGGAGTTCAATCAACTCAAGACTTCTCAGGATGAGTCAGGTTATCAAGAGCCAAGGTTTTCTAGCCGGGAGCCGACTGGTGAGGAGTTCAATACCTTTCTAAGGGCATTTGGCGCCTTGCCTGATGTCAGGAACATTTTTGACCGGTACAACGAGTTTAATTCTCAATATCTAAGTACGCCCCGTGGTCAGCGTGAATTCATATTGGATGTGTTCAACCAACAGGTTGCCTCTGGAGAGTTGAATCCTCGAGAACTCTTTGGCGGCATGACGCCGACAGACGAAGAGTTCAATCGGTACATAACAAACCTGTCGCAAACGCCGGAGGCACAAGAGTCGATGCGGCAGTTTGCGGCGTCGGCTCCCGATCTCAGCACGCCGGAGAGGCGCACTGCGTTTGTTAGGTCTCTATATGACAAGGCTGTAGAGGATGGGTCTCTACAGCCCTATCGAGTCCAGCAAGACGCTCTGTACTCGAATCGCACCTTTGCGGATGAACTCCCGCAAGCCGCGGAGACTTTAGATCGCGGGATTGCCCTGCTTGATAAGCTAAATGTCCCTGTCTCGTATAGTCAAGGCAGAACTTCTATTGGTCTAGACGTATACAAGGCCGGTGTCGCTGACATGACCCGTAATGAGTCGGGTCAGTTTGTTCTAACCCCGCAAATCAGTGCGGGAGATGAATCACCGAGAAGTGCCCCGCAGTTAGTTTCATATCTGAATGCCATTGAGTCGGATTACAAAAACCCGACTCTTAGTGGTAACGAGCGAACACTTCAAACATTTGAGGATGGCAGCAGAATTGTCAGTGATGTCATTACAACCGGCATCAAAGGTAATGTGCAGGGGAACTTCCTTGTGGCGCCTGACGGGAGGGTTGCATACCTCGGGGCCGCAAACAACATCACGCCTACTGGCGGTGGTGGTCTCGGTGGGCTTATAAAAGGAATTTTTGATAACCCACTAAATCTTATTCTGATGGTTGCTGCGCCATATCTGGCCCCACAGATTGGCGCGGTGATTACCGGTACGCAAGCTGCTGCTGCTGCGGGGTCTTTGACTGCCACTCAAGTTGCAGTAAATGCCGCTCTTGGCGGCGCTGCCATTGGCGCAGTTCGTGCCGCGTTGGCTGATGAAAATATCTTACGTGGCGCGCTGACCGGCGGCACCGCAGCCGGCCTTAGTTCATATCTGAATACTGCCCTGAAGGGCAATGAGTTCATTGCAAAGTTGCCAAAGTTTGCGCAAGAAGCTGTGATTGATGCTGCAGTCAACTTCGGCACCACTTTGGTTGGAACCGGAGGGGACTTTGAGACGGCCTTGCGAGACGGTGCATTCTCGTTCGCTGGATCGGCCGCTAATACGGTGTTCAGGGACGTTGCGGATGACCTATTCCGAAACATAGATATATCTGATGCTTGGGACCCTAGACAACTTCGCCGTGAAGGATTTGGGGTCATCCCGGAGTTTGGGGCAGTCCGGCTTGACTTTGATCTAACACCGGGTCAACGCAACGCAATTGCTAGAACGATTGACGACGTACTGTCGAGTTCCCTGTCTGGCCAAGACTTGCAGTCTGCACTGGTATCTTCCCTCGGCCGCAGAGGCTTTGAGTATGCCGGTGGAGTCATCAAGCCAATATTCCGGCAAGCCTTCGGCAATCCAGAAGAGTTTGGTGACGCCGTCCTACGCCGCGCAGGGTTGACCCAAGAGCAACTGGATGACCCGGCTAACGCCAGTCTGAAGTCTGCCTACAGGCGTGCTCTGAGTGAGGCCGGTAATGCCATAGCAAATGGCCGCAACCCGCTCGAGGCGTTTGGTGGCTCTTTGGCTAGGTCTGGCTTTGACTGGGTTGGTGATCAGATTCGCCCGCGTACAGAAGGTGCTGTCGCTGCGCCGAAGCCGACTGAGTATTTTGCGACCGGTGTCCCGGACATCATCGGCAAGACAACGTACTACGGTGATGAGGCCGGTGGCGTCACGACATACTTTGAGAGGCCGAGAATTTTTACGGACCCTCAAACCGGCAAGCTATTTATTGTTGACCGTGGGGAGTTTGTTGACGTCGATACCATTCGCCCGCGTGCCGGTGCTGGCTCCGGCATTACTCAGGTGGATCCAGAGGAATATCGAGCCGCTATCCTGCGTGCGCAGGAATATGATCCCGAAGGTGTCACAGGTCGACTGTGGGATCCGGACGTATTGATGGTTGAGTTGGCGGGAGACGCAGGTATCAGCCCGCGTGCTCTGTTCCAGACAGATGGCCGTCCTACAGAAATCGGTGACACGGTTAAGGCGGTTGGTGCAGACGTGCTAGCCGCCGCTGCGGACTGGCTGTATGGCGTGTCTCGTATGGCTGGTCTGGTCGACCAAAACAGCACTTTGGCTAGGCTTGCTGGTGAGGCACAACAGTTCGCTTCTCAGACAAGGCCATGGGAAATCTCGGATGATGCCCAGCGATTCTATGATGGGCTTAAGAATGTCAGTGGCCCTGCTGCGACTGCAGAGTATGTGGCGCGGTTTGCGGCAGAGAATCCAAGGTTTGCCGCCTTTAACATTGCCTCGGAAATCCTTCAGGAGCTTCCGACGCTTGGAGTCGGCTTTGGTGCCAAGCGTGTAGCCGACTTGGTTGCACTTGCGCCGACAATTGCCGCCAAGTTTGGCATCACAGTAGGTGCCGCACTGGAAATCGCTGAGTCTGCTGGTGCCACTTACAACAGCGAATATGCCCGGGTGATGGATGAGCTGGCCCCGCGTATTCGTAGTGGTGAGTTGACCGATGCGCAGGCTCGTCAAATGGCTGATAGCAAAGCCTTTACTGGTGGTGCGGCGGCCGGTGGTGTGACTGGCACAATATCGGTTCTTCCGGGTGGTACGGCTGTGTTGCGCTCGGTGATTAAGCCGGCAACAAATGTGGCTACGTCTAGCAACGAAATTAAACGAACTCTTGCCCAAGAGCTTATAGCCCGTGGATACGCTACAGGTCGTGTTGGTGCCCTTGAGGCAACCAGTGAAGCCCTTGAAGAAGGCAGCATCTCGGCTCTAGTACAAGCTCTTAACTCAGATCGCCCAATCAATTGGAGCGATGTTGCCAGTAACGCCACATGGGGCGCCATCATCGGCGGTGGCACTGGCGCATCGATTGCTGGGACCGTAGAGACGGCGGGTGGTGCCAGAAATTTGGCGCGGAATCTTGGCATTGAGGCTGCTGATGTTAGTGCGGCATCCCAGAACCTGCGTCAGGCCGCTAGAAGTGGCACCGGGACACAACAAGCGCAGCAGCAGTTTGCTAATAGTCTGGTGCAAACCTACAACTTCCTGCCTAGCACAGCGAATCAGATTTCTACATCTCTGGCAAGGCAGGCTGTAGATGAACAGATCACTGAGGCATCCGGTGGGGTACAAATCCCGCCGTCCGTACGAAATCAGCTTATTGATGTGCTGACCACCGGCAATCGTGCCGCTGAGACTTCGGGCGCAGCGGTCGACAATCAAGCCCTCACGCGAGCCTTGACGACTGCTTTCCGCAACTCTGGGGTTAGCAGGGAGCAGACTGAAAGTATTGTTAATCGACTGACGACGGAATCTGCTGCTCCGTCTACGGATGCATCGACTAGCGGTCAGGCGGGTCCGACCGTAGAGCAATTGTATGAACAGATTCTTGGTAGACCTTCTGACCCCGAAGGTCTTGCCTATTGGAATGCAACATTCGGGCCGACCGTTGAGCCCGGTGAAGTTGAGACATTCCGCACTGCTGCACAACCTGAATTGGCTGCGCGGGCTGCTGCTCCGTCTACGGATACAGTGTCAACCCCTCCTCCCCCTCCACCCCCTCCACCCCCTCCACCCCCTCCTCCGCCCCCTCCGCCCCCTCCGCCTCCGCCTACGGACATCACTCCTTCGCCGGTAGATGTAACGTCTCCGCCGCCTCCGGCAGCGCCTCCGCCCGCGGATTCGCAGAGCAATCTCACCCCGGGAGATATTGCTTATCGTCAGCAGATTTTGGATCTGTATCAGCAGAATCTTGGCCGTGTTCCATCAGAACAAGAGATGGCGTTGGTGGCCAACACATTCGGCTCGGTAATTGATCAGAACGAGCAGCAGCAATTCAGGGGCGCGGCAGAGATTGAGATTGCTCAAAGGAATGCAAATCAGTCGGCTGATACGAGCACTGGCACTGCAACTGATACAACCACCAGCACTAATACTGGTACCGCGACTGATACGACTCCCGGTACTAATGCCGGTACTACGACGAGCACGACTCCGGGTTCTACAACGAGTACCAATACTGGCACTGCAACTGATACGACCACTAGTACCAATACTGCGACGAATGCCAACACTGCGACTAACACCAATACTTCAACCAATGCGAATATCAATGTAACTCCGCCTCCTCCGCCTCCGGATGATTCGGTGTTGCGTGCGATTACTGAACAGAACCGGATTCTGCAAGAGCAAGCCGCAGCCGCCGCTGCTGCGGAAGAGGCGCGTCGTAGGGCGGCAGAAGAGGCGCAACAGAGGGCAGCATCACAGCAGATGATTCAACGGGGCCAACAGCTTCTGGCTATTCCGTCATCGCCTGTAATTCCGAAGCCGCCGTTTGAGATTTCTCCCTTGATTACCGGTGGGCAGGCAAGGTTTGAGAGTCCGCTGTCACCATTCTTTGAAGAGGTTGCATCGGCACCACAGGCAGCCCAACAAATCCAACCATCACCTACCGATCAAACTCGCTTGCAGGGGGCAGCCGTGCCTAACTACTTCTCTTATGGCCAAGAGGGCAACATTGAAGATGCCCTGAATCCGCAGTCGTTTGATCTGCAGTTTGCTAATGCCAACCAAAATATGTTTGGTCCAATCTTTGACCAATCGATGTTTGGCATGGAGGAACAGGGCATGTTCAAACAGGGCGGCATAGTGCCTGCCTACGCTCAAGGCGGCACGAGGCACGGCCAGAATGCCCATGGGGCTCTGAATGTTGTCCACGCTGCCGGCAAGCCCCGGATTGACTATCGTCGAGGTGATGCAGTTACTGGTATGGGTGATGGGCAGTCTGATGACATCCCGGCCATGTTGGCTGACGGAGAGTTTGTGATCCCGGCAGACGTAGTATCTGCTCTCGGGAATGGTTCAACCAAGGCCGGTTCCGATAAACTGTACGAAATGATGCACGAAATCCGAAAGCGTGCTAGGTCTACCAAGGTCAAGGATTTGCCGCCACTGGCCAAGTCTCCGCTGCAGTACCTGAAAGGCAGGAGGTAGTCATGAGTTTCTTCCAAGGAAGTCCGCTCCCGAATATTACCGAAACCACTACAAAGGATCTTCGGGCGCCGGACTACTACACCAACTATCTTACCGGTCTGTCACAAGCTGGTCAGACGGCGCTGGGTAAGACTGCTGCTGAAGGTATTGCTGGCTACGATCCTCTCCAGACTACTGGCTATGGCCAGATGGAGACTGCCGCTGGCGCCTATCAGCCGGGATTGACCGCTGCTGGACAAACTGCTGCGAAGTCCGCTCTAGGTATCGATACATCGCGTATCGGTGCGCTGATGGACCCGTACACGCAGAGCGTCGTCGACGAGATGGCGCGTCTGTCACAGCAGAATGTTCAGCGCAATCTTCTGCCGACCATGAAGGGTGCCTTCGTGGGATCTGGTGGTCTGGGTAGCCAACGCTATGCCGGAGCCCTTGGGCAGTCTCTAGCAGACGTACAAGCCAACCTTACTGGCCAACAGTACGGTGCCCTGTCTGCTGGCTATCAGAACGCTCTGAAAGCCGCTCTAGACGAGGCTCAACTGCAGAACCTTGCTGCCAAGACTCAATCGGACATCGCTACTCAAGAACAGACTCTCGGCTTGCGTGGTGCTGGTGCTCTAGCTCAAGCCGGTGCTGAACGTCAGAAGTATGAGCAGGCCAAGCTTGATTACCCGCTGTCGACGGCAACCAATGTATCGGGGCTTTTGCGCAACTTCCAAGTGCCCATCTCTGGCACTGAAACAAAGGTTGGCCCGGGACAAAGAGGGCAGTATGGCCTGTCTCCGTTTGAGACGACTAGCGGCATCTTGTCGTTGGTTGGCGGTGCTGCAGGTCCTGCCGGGGCAAATGCTGGTCTTCAAACAATTGTGGACAGGGCTGGGAATTTGTTGGGCCGCTTTTTTGGTGGAGGAAGCGGCTCTGGCAGCTCTTCGGGAAATAACACTTCCTTCACCTTTACGAATCCAGACCCGCAGCCGCAGTTTGATGCTAGTGGGAAAGAGATTGGAACAACCTATTTCTTCGGATAAGACATCATGGCTGACAAGACTGCACCGTTGTCCTATCTCCCGGAGATCAGTGAAGAGGCCATCGAGGCCAATCGCTCATACCAAGAGGCGCTTCAGCGCCTTACGTCGTCTTTGGACCAGCGCAAAAACCGATTTTTTGATCCGCGCTGGCTTGCTGCCGCTCAGGCATTTTTGACCCCTTCGCAGACTGGCAGCGGATTTGAGGCTCTAGGCCGAGTAGCTGGTGCTGTAAGCCAAGCCCAAGAAGGCATGCTCAAAGAAGAACAGGACATCGCCAAGCTTATGACCGATGTCGCTGGCCAGCGTCTGGGCATGGAGCGTCAGCGCCAACTGTACAAAATGTATGAAGAGGGCGAACCACAAACTGCTGGTGCCCCTGCTGGCGCACCCGCTGAGGGCGCATTGACCGCTGCCGGCCAAGACACTGGCATCCCCTTTATGGCACCGCAAGGCGTGATGCCGAAGGGCAAGTTTGCCCGCTCGATGATGCTGGCCAACCCTAATGTCAGCCCTGCTGAGATTGAAACTAAATACGCCGAATACTTGAGTAAGTTCAAGACCGAAAAAGAAGGCTATGTAATCGACTATGGCACCGGTACGTTGCGTCGAATCCCAACCGGGAAGCTTGTCGAAGCCCGCATTCCGGGGCCCGGTAAAAATCAGGTGTATCCGGATATTCAGGAAGATGACGCCATCCTGTTCCAGACGCTGCCTGAATCAGATCCGCGTGTTCAGCGGGCTCTGAAGAAGTATTTCCCTGACTATGTTGCCCCCGGTGCGGAGAAGGCGCCTTCAATTGAGCCTACCCGAGTAACCGGCGCAGAGCCGACCGGCGTGACGCCGACTCCCGGGGCTCCCCGAGGCATCGAGACAAAATCTGAGAGAGAAGCTCGCCTTAAGAAGGAGGAGGAAGATCGAGCCATTCGTCTTGAGAGAGCCAAGGCTGAAGCGGGGGATGTTGGTAAAGCGGAGGCTGCCCGTAAAACCGCAATAGTAGATTCTGCAATTGCAGCGGGAGAAATTTTACGTCCTGCTCAAGTGCTTGGAAAAATTATTGAAGATCCTGCGGCTGGAGAATTTTTAGGCATCTTTGCCAAGGGCGATGTGTTTTCATCCTTGATGGGTTTGGTTGAGTCTGGGATTGGTATGGGTGGTGGATATAGCATTGGCATACCAGAAATACGGAAGGCCTTGACAACCGCTGGATTGACTCAAGAGCAAATTGCTAAGTATCAAACGGCATTGCAAATTTTGACGCAATTCCAGTTGCAGATGTCCAAGTATGCCAAGGGTTCAATATCGAACTTTGAGCAACAGTTGTTCAAAGCATCAACTCTTAATATTGACGATCGCCCAGAGACGCTCCGCCTGAAGTTGAACTTGGCTAAGCTTGGCGCTCAATTCCAAAGAGACCAAGCCGCACTCTTCAAGTCTATGAAGAAGCCAGATACAGAAGACTTTTTCTTGAGCCCGCAATACCGCAAGTTGGAAGAGCGGTACTTTGGCCTGATGGATCAAGTGATGGCTGGCAAGGGTATACAGTTGCCTAGCAGTGTGGAATCAAGGCGTGCCCCGGGCGCTGGAGGCGGTGTTAACAAAAAGAGCCCGTCGAAGCGACTTGACGATTTTCTTGGAGAAAAGTGATGGCTGACCCCTTGTCATTTGGCAGCAGCCTAGATCCGCAGCAGCAGGCGATTGCCAAGAAGATCATCGAACGTGCAATCGAGATGGGTGTTGACCCCCGTCTGGCCGTCTCTGTTGCTTACCAAGAGAGTCGTCTGCGTGCTGATGTTGAGAACAGTCCCAAGGGGGCGGTGGGCATCATGCAGGTAATGCCTGCCACAGGGAAAGAGTTTGGGTTCTCTAAGCAGGACCTGATGAATCCAGACCGCAACATTGAAGCCGGCCTGACTGTCCTGAAGGCTTACATGGACAAGTTCCCAGACGATCCAAGACTAGGCGTGGTCGCATATAACGCCGGCCCTAATCATCCGTTCTTCACTGGTGGGAATCTTCCCCAAGAGACTCTGGACTACGTTCGCAGTATCAAAAACTATGGTGCGTTCCAAGTAGATGAGCCCGCTGGTGAGCCCACCATCACAGAAGAGGATGTTGACACTGAATTTCCAGAGGCTCCGGTGGCAATAGAACAAGCACCGCTGCCGACTGCCATTGCTCCTCAGAACGAGCAAAGCATCAAGGATGTCATCAATCGATTGAGTGAAGCCGATCCTGCGGATCTTGCTGCCGGTGCCGGTGCATATGGCGGGTACAAGATTGGTCAAATGTTGGACCGTGCGCCGCCTGTGCAGGTTACAGCGCCCGGTATGCCATCGAGTGGGCAGCCGGCTGGGATGCCTAGTGGACAGGCCCCTGAGCCGGCGATGCCGCGTGCTGGTGCTTTGCCGGCTGGAGCGGTTCCGACTGGCGGAAAAATGGCCTTCAACTGGGGGAAAGCCGGCGGATTAGGAGACATTGAGGCTGGCCGCGCTACTGCTATGGGTAATGCTCCGGGCAGTGCTGATGAGCTAATTAAGGCGCGTGCTGCCGCGCTGGAGCGGTTGCAAGGTATATCATCTGCTACAGGCATGGCGGAAGATCCGACCCGAGGCGGAATGATGGTTCCCCAGCAGACCCCGTATACCGGCCCTAGAGGTCCCGGCGGTGAGATTGGCGGGGCCAAGCCGCCACCTGTATCTCCGGTCACTCCAAAACCTGCTGGCGCTCTAGAAGACATCACAGCAGTGCTACGGAACATGATGTCGATACCTTTGATTCGGCGTGCCGTTCCTATTGCTGGTGGCGCCCTTGCCGGTGGTGAGTTTGCCCGTATGGGTCAGGAGTTGAGCAAGAGGCAGCCTGACTACACTACCGTTGGTCTAAGTGGCCTTAGTGGGCTGGGTGGCGTGATGTCACTTTTTCCCCCTGCTGCCCCGGTCGGCGTCCCGTTGTCTCTAGGCGCTGGTGCCCTACAGTTTGGCCGTGAGCGTGCCCGAGAAAATGAGGCGCTAGGATACCGACCTGACGTCATCCCCTCCAACCCAATGGGTGATTTTGGGTTCTAAGGGCGTCTCTCAGCGAGAGCGGTAGCTACTTCCCGGTTTAGGTTTTTGACGATGCCCACGCAGCGGAGATGTTCCTCCTTGCGGATCATTGGTGTCAGCACCGCGGCAAGCTTTTGCCCAAACTCGAGGATGTCAACGTCACTGGCATAACACCCGTCCGGGTTGTTGTTCTCACAGTAGAAGAAGACTTGTTGAATCAGGTCATCTTTAATCATTGGTTTACTCGTATTTGTTTTTGAGTTGCCAGAATGCCAACAGACTAGCGAACATGGCCCAGCCGCGCTTCAGATCCTCTTCGGTCCATTCATGGATGAACACAGCACCGGGCACGTTCCGAGACACGAAGATATTGGCGCAGCGTGCCTCTGGCATACCTAGACCTACCCGGTAGGCGGCCAACTGCATCAGGTGTTCGTCATAAGGTTTGACTTCATCCCCGGTGGCAAACTCTTTAGTCTTGATGTCGACCACTAGATCATCTGAATACATATCGACCTTGCCGCCGAAGCCAAACTCATGGGCGAAGGGCGCTTCGCAGATCCAGTCCTGTTGACCAAACTTGCTTACAAGGGCGGCGCGACAAGCCTCCACGTGAGGATTGTGGGACTCGCTATAAACCCCGCCTTCAAAGCAGGACTGAATAGATTCGTGAATAGCGGTGCCGGCATCCGCTGCCGCCTTCCCTTGTTCCTTTGAGTCATCGAGGATGCGGTTGATGTAATCATCTTCCGATTCCTGATCCCACTTAGAAAGGGTGAGGGCAGCTAGTAAAACCTGACGCTGCATCCACATGTTGAGACCCGGTTTGGCGGTCACATTGAGGATAGTGGTCACCGAGGGTACAAGATTTAGTTTGCGTGCGTCACGGAGCGTTGTAGGGCGTTGTAGACCGTTCTTTCCTTCAACGGTGTACATAGGTTCACCGTCGAGGGTGTACCAGTGATTTGATTCTGACGCTCGGGGCGCCGATGCGATAATTGACATCGTTAAACCCTATGCCTTAGTAGACATGGCAGCAATCAATCTTTGAAGTTGCCCAGTTTTTTCTAGTGCGGCGAGCCTTTCTAAACCGTCAGCCAGACGGGCCGCATCGTCAGCAACCTTGGACAGATTCGCCGAGTTGGCAATATTGGAAAACTTTTGTAGCGCAACACCAACTTTCTCCGTGTTGTCGCGCATCTTTCTGCCTGATTCAACTATGCCATCGTTTGCCTGTTTGTATGCGTCAACAAGTTGAATAGATGCCTGACGGATTGCTTCCGTAGATTCTTGAAGTTCTATTCTGTTTTGATCAAGCGTAGTCATAAAAACCCCTATTGGTTCATTTTTAGAAGTAAGGCCAGAGAGATACCTGTTGCCGCGAACAAAATTTTCAAGATGTTCTTTTGTAAACAAGCCGGACTGTGAATAGCCTTCTCGAGCAATTTCGCGGAGTTGTCCGCTTGTTACGTTGCGCAAGTGAGCCGGCAAAATAATTGCCATGTCGGTCATCCTTTCTAAGATTTTTGTTAATCAAGCGCCTCTTGTTGTTTGAGTTTCTGACGTTCCCGGTACCGACGATCCGTTACGGACCGATCTTCTGGCTTCGGCTGTTCAACGTCAGGCTTATTACCCCAGCGATAGATGGGGATGTGATGCGTGCCCTGCCGCTCCCAGTCGGCGATGTACATAAGATCCAGCATCCACAGATTCTTGAGATGCAACTGGGCAACCTTTTTTCCGATGCCTAAATCGTTGGCCAGATCTTCGGATGTGAAGGGCTCTCGATTCATCACAAGCTCAATCACTTTGTACACACGAAATTGATGAGGCACAGGAATCATTTTTTCTTCTGCTCACTTTGCTTACGCTTCTCGATAGCCTTCTTCAAGGCTTCTTCAAAGGTCCCGCTCATTTCTCCCCTCTTGATATGCATCAAACATTCAGCTCTTTTTTCAGAGCTTCAACTACCTCTTCGCCGACGTAGTAGGCATAGACAACCCACATGGCATCCAACAAGGCTCTTTCATATGTGTGATCACACCAGCTAGAGTCAATCGACTTGATGGTCATCACGATATGTTCCTTCAACTGCGTGCAAATAATCGCGTCAATCTGTTCGTACTCAAGTTCAATCGTAACCCTAGTCATTTCTCTCCCCTTGCTCAAATTCCTCAAATTCCGCACTCATTTTTATCTCTTGGTATGACCGAGCCAGTTCTCTTGGCCCGGCAGTTCCTTCACTTGGTTGTATTCACGCCAAACTTGTTGATACATCTCAAAGGTTTCTTTGACGGCATTGTCTGAAACGGCGCGTTGAACCTCTGGCTCAACTTCATCGGGCGCATCCCACATCAATTCCGTCAAAAGGTCTCTCAAGCGTCGCACACTCATGCTGACCATCTCCTTGTGATGTCATCACGGTTCAAGAGATGCCCAAGCTCGAAGCTTGTCCTTTGTTTCTTGTTTGACATGCTGCTCAATCAACTCGGCAAGTTTCTCAAGCTTGTCAATCCAAAGCGATCCGTAATGCTGCGGATCCAAACAATCAGCCTCGTGGGCAAGCTGTATCAATTGCTCACGCGTCACGCTGCTTCTCCAGCCAAACATTTCATGGCCTGAATCGTCGATTCAAGCTTTTGGATCTTGCGATCCTTCTCATGCAGAATCGACTCATAGTGATGAGCGATGTCTGCAATCTGACGGTGGTACTCAGCGTCAGTTGTCATAGCTTGAATCAGTTGCTGGGAAATCTCGTATTGACGTTGCATGAAATCCATGTCTATCTCCTTTCCCCAGCGAACTGGGATCAAAATGGCAAGTCGTCTTCCAGATCGTCATACTGAACGGCGGGTTTAACAACGGGTGCTGCAGAAGCTTGAGGGGCGTGAGTCACGCGCCGTGACTGCCACTCCGGCGACTTTTCAATCTTGGCCTTCAACCCGTCTGAGAAGGTCTCCCAGATAGCCATATCGGGATCATTCAAGACAAACATCTGGTTCTTGTTGTAAGCCTCGGGGAGACCCCGCTTCTTGATGTTGGCGGGCACCGGGTTGATGGTGTTGATGTTCGTGTACTCCTTGCCGTTGTTGCCAATCGACTGAGATACCGAAATCATTGCCCAGTGACCTAGGACGTTGCCGAGCTCAAAACCTTTAAGTTCATCTGAGGTAAAGTCTCGACCGCGCCAAGTCGCCAGATCCTTACGAAGGGTGGCGTTCTCAGAAAGGCTGACGGTGTAGTTTTTGGAGATGGTCATGGGTTCACCCTTTGACGTAACCAAAAGGTTGCCCGCGTCATCCTCGCCATGAACCTCCCATTGCATCATCAGCTTGGGAAGGTTTTTGGTGACACCCATGTACTCAGACTGTTGGGTGCCAAGGTCAACGATGCGGTAGCACCGTGCCAGATGCATGCCCGGAGGCACGGGAGTAAAGCCACCACTGCTACCACCGGCTTGAATTACAAAAGACATCATTCGCTCCTTTCATTAAGACCGCAGGCATAGCGCATCAACGCTACGTCTTCTTTGGTCGCGCTATTGGTTTCCATTCGCCCTAAAGCTTCTTGCATCATCTGCTGCAGTTCTAACTCAGCTTGATGCCATGCTTCGAACTGATCGTCTCTATCCATCTCTGTCTCCCCAGTTGGGAACCCTAACTTACATCATGTTTGTGACGGTTACAACCCCCTTGTAAGAAAAAATTCCATGATGTAAGGTGCGCTTAGGAGGAAACATGAATCTGAAGAGATGGTTTGATGACAAGCCCCGGGGATCGAAGGCAGCGATGGCAGCGAGCATTGGTGTCTCGCGGACGTGGATGGCCTTGTTGGTTGCTGGAACGCAGCGGCCTAGCCCAGAGCTAGCGATTGCTATTGATAGGTATACCGCAGGCGAAGTCTCTCGGGAGGAGCTGCGTCCTGACATCTTTGTGGACTATTGATGCCAGCCTGTACCGGCTCCAAGCTGTGTGAACACGCGCCGTCGATGGTGACATTGGCGGACGGCAGCGAGGTGTGTAGTAACTGCCCGGAGTGGGCGAAGGAATGCGAGGCAAGGCGGTTGTTGAGTTACCCCATCGTCGACCGTATGGAAGGTCTCAACAAACGTGAGAAGATTCGCGGCAAGGAATCGACTAATGATCTGCGTGCCAAGATCGAGGAGTTACGAAACATGCAAGCCGAGGTAAGACGAAAGAAGGCGGAAAAGTGGCTACGATAATTCTGCCTTGGCCGCCGAGCGTGAACACTTACTGGCGCACCTTCCGTGGTCGGATGCTGCTCTCGAAGAAAGGCCGAGAGTACCGAGGTGCTGTGTGTGAACAGGTGGCTGATCAGTTCATCGGTAAGTTTGGCGCGGAGAGAATTGAGGTTGTCATAGAGGCGTTCCGGCCCGACAACCGCCGCAGAGACTTAGACAACATTCTCAAAGGTGTTCTGGATTCGCTGGCTCATGCCGGCGTGTATGACGACGACTCACAGATACACAAGTTAACCGTGTTCTGGGGGCCTCATATCGGAGGCTATGTGAAAGTGAGGATCGCATGCTTATCTGGTTCAACCTCT